ATTCTGATGAACCCGATAGCTATATTACTAATCATCGGTTGGGCGGCAATAATGGCCGACATGGTTCTATGATGACCATTGAAGATATTAAAAGGATTTCGGCTAACACTGTGGGGGTGAAAGTAGATGAGATCGAGGGGCGGGGGAAGACACAGAAAGTTTCCCTCGCCCGTCAGATCGCTATTTATTTCACTCGGCAGATTAAAGGAGTGGAAGAGACGGGAAGGATTTTTAACCGCAACCATTCCAATGTCACGCACACTTGCAAACGAATTGAGGACTTCCTCGAATGCGACCGAGAGTTTGGGGCAATAATCCGTAAGGTGGGAGAGCAGATTAAATGAAATATCTGAAAAGAGGAATCCACCTGGTATACTTTTTATACCGAGTCGGAAAGGAGGTAATCCGTGGCTATTCTACAAGCAAAACCGAAAAGAGGTAGTGGTGGGCATTGGTACACTTCCGAAGGGAAGGCCATGCACACCATGCCTCTCGCCAAGGGAGATGGTGAACGGAATACCACCCTTCGAGATGCCAAGAAGTTGGGACTATACCCATCGGTTACAACTCTGCTTGGCCTGTTTGCCAAGCCAGGTCTTGACCGGTGGAAACAGGATCAACTTCTTAATATAGCATTCAGCAATCCTCCGAAAGCTGGCGAAAGTTACGAAGACTATGCAAACCGATGCCTCGTTGAGCATGAAAAACCTGTTGAAGAAGCGGCAAGTTTTGGGACTAAGGTACATGATGCTATTGAAGCATACTTCGAGGGGACACATATCCCTGACGAACTTCTCGGATACATCCAACCGGCACTTGATTGGAAACAGGAAAATCAGCTAACCTTCACCCACAGAGAGCGTTTATTAGTGAACCACGATTATGGGTTCGCGGGAACAGTAGATATAGTGGGGCGCGGGAGCGAGAATCAGCAGTTTATATTAGACTGGAAAACTAGAAAGACGAAGGAAGGGCAGAAAATTACTTCCTACGATTTTCAGATTCACCAAATAGCCGCCTATGCCGCAACCCACTTTGGCGAAGAAGAGGTGTTGGGGCATAGAGTTCACGGGGCTAATTGTTTTATAAGCTCAACCCAAATGGGACGGTATGAAGTAATTCGCTACAGCCCTGAAGACTTAGCCAAAGCATGGAAAGTCTTTCGTTCGATCTGCTCGGTTTGGCGGTCCTTAAAGAATTATGACCCCCGAACCCATGCCAACAATGGATGAGGATATTTCAGACGAGTATCACGACGAACTCATTGCCGATCGCCGGAGAAGGCGGGGAGAAGGTTGGCGGAATCCAAAACCCGAAGAGGAGGAAGAAGATGAAGAGATTCAAGAGTAAGAGCTACCTTCTGCCCGACTCGGTGATGGAGACTAATATCTGCGTGAATATGCCTGATAAAATTAAGGAAGCCCTGAAAAGGCGGTCTTATAGTCAGAAACAAGGCGTGTCCAGGTATGTATTAAATCTGATAACGGCGGACCTGCGCAAGGTAGATAAGGAAATAAAGAAATACTTAGGGTGATGAATCCGGATGCTTGGTACAGTTTCCATTTCGAGGTTAAACAGGCTTACGACCTCTTTTGGACGAAGAACCAACTGGCTTACGAAAATGGGCGGATCGTTAGGACCAAGATTCCGAGGGTCCGCCCAAAAGCCAAGCATGAATTAGATTTCAGAAACAAAGGGAAAAAGAAAGATGGCTAAATTTATTAGTTTATTTGCTGGTTGTGGCGGGATAGATCTCGGCATGGAACAGGCGGGGCATGAATGCGTTGCCCAAGTGGAATGGGATAAGAATGCGGCGGGTGTATTAAAGCATCGCTGGCCGAATGTTCCCCTGTTCTGCGATGTATCAAAAGTATCGGCGGATGATCTGCCCGATGCGGATTTTATAACATACGGATTTCCATGCCAGGACTTGAGCGTGGCCGGTAAAAGAGAGGGATTAGATGGAAAACGATCAGGATTATTCTATGAAGCAACTAGACTTATTCGGGAACTGCGAACCCGAGGATGCGGGCTACGCTTTGCACTGGCAGAAAATGTTAGGGGTCTCATGTCCGCAGACGATGGCCTTGCACTTGCAAGGTGCATCCGAGAGCTACTCGACTGCGGGGCTAGTGAGGTCGGATTCAGAATTTTGGACAGCCAATATTTCGGAGTGGCCCAAAGACGGAAGCGCGTGTTCATTGTCTCAGATTTTGGAGGCGAATCCGTTGACGAAATACTCGCTATCACCGAAAGCTTGCCAGGGTATCCTGCGCCGAGCCGAGAAGCGGGGAAAGGAACTGCCGGAGATGCTACAAAAGGCGTTGGAGAGGGTGGCGAGCAAAGGGTAGCTACCTATGACAATAAAGCTATTGGAGAAATCGTAGATCCAAAAGTTAGTGGGACTATAACATCTAACACAGGGGGAGGTGGAGAAACACAAAACCCAGCATTTATATTGCAAGAAGGTATCGCCTTTGAACCTAGAAGTGCAGATGGTGAACCTAGAATAACAGGTGATATTAAAGAGGTTGTCAGCCCTACCTTAAACTGTATGGGCGGAGGGCAGCGTGAACCTTCAGTCGTCTCATGGAACGGAGACACAACCCCCAAGGCTTCCGAGGATGTATCGGTAACTCTGCGTAGCCAGCAAGGCGGGGAAGGCGTGGGGGTGGCATTTGCTTTTGATAGCCTAGCAAGCAACTCAATGAAGTCTAGTAATCCTGTGAGTGGTTGTAATGAAACTGATATTTCAAAAACGCTTGATACTACTACCCCTGAACCGAGCAAGAACCAAGGCGGAATAGCGATACACCAAAACCTAACAGTCCGCCGACTCACTCCAATCGAATGCGAACGCCTACAGGGATTTCCCGATAATTGGACATCGGAAAAGATGGAACTGATCCTTGAGGGGAACGAGTGGAAGGCGACCGGCAAGGTGGTCAAACAGGCAGATGGTCCACGATACCGCCAGCAAGGTAATGCCGTCACCGTCAATGTGGCTGAGTGGATAGGCAAACAGATTGGAAAGGTATTAAATGAAACGAAATAAAATGCAGAAACAACTCAAACAGCCCCTTCATCATAAGGGCTATCTAACCAACCCACATGGGTATAACACGCCAATAATGACAACCAAGGCTCCGGCAGTAGCACCTGAGCTTAAACCCATGAAGGGGGAGAAATGAATACAGACTTTAAAATGGGCAGAGGCTTACCTCGAGGGGAGAAAGTAGTTGTAAAGGTTGGAAGCAGACAGGCGGACATCCTACTCGACTTGGATAAGATGGTTTGGGCGGTGACCTTTGATACCCCCGACTTACCAGTCCTAGAATATCCGACTCTACAGAATGCGGTGATGTCCGCAGAAACAATTTTAAAGGAGGATCGGAATTGATCGCCCTGGATGTGGAAACAGTTTGGTCGAAGAGTTACTCAGTGGCCACGATGGGACTCGACCGATATGCCAAGCACCCTGACTTTCGGGTTACCATTGTTAGCTTGGTAGCCGATGACGGATTTGAATGGGTAGGAGATCCGAGGGACTTACCGGTCGAACGCTTAAACGGCCAATCAATCTGCGCCCATAATGCTGAGTTTGATTCGGTATGTTGCAGAATGGCAATGGCGAGGGGGCAGATGCCACAGTTCACTCCGAAGGAATGGATTTGCACGGCGGATATGGCAAGCTGGCATCAGTTGCCGAGGTCATTGGCGGGATGTTATAAGGAACTATTTGGCGAGGAACTAAACAAGGATGCCCGCAATGAAATGAGCGGATTGCGACCCGAGGAGATCTTTCAGAATGAATCGTTTAAGCAGTATGCACTCGGCGATTCCCGAGCGTGTATTCGCATTTACAATGAATTAAAATTATCCTTCCCCGAAAAAGAATTTTTACTTTCCGCATTTACCCGAAGGACTGCAAGCCGAGGGATGGCAATCGATCAGAAACTTTGCCAGGAGTATATTAATAAGACCAAGGAGGTCATGAAAGAGGTCGAAGACTTTCTCCCTTGGGTCGGTCCACAGGGCGGGGAGCCAACATCTCCGATGGCATTGGCAGATTATTTAAAGATGCAGAATGTCGAGCCTCCCGTCTCCACCAATGAAGGTGATGAGGAAACTATTTTATGGAAAGCTAGGAATCCACAATATGCCCCAATCCTTGATGCAATGAGCCGATGGAGAAAAGCGAATAAGGCCAATAAAACCTACACCGCCATGATCCTTCGAGTCCGACCCGATCATCGAGTTTCCACCCGTCTGAAATACTGCGGTGCGCCGCATACCGGTCGCTGGAGTGGAGCGGGTGGATTAAACTTTCAGGGCATTCCTCGGGACGAGGTGGAAGGTACATCGGCCAAGAAATGTCTGACTCCTGGTAAAGGCCGAGTTATGGTCTCTGCCGACCTCTCGCAAATCGAGCCGAGGGTATTGGCCTATCTTTGCGGGGACTTTGATTTCCTTGGTTTGGTCAGAGGCGGGATAGACTTATACGAGGCACATGGCCGAGCGACTGGACTTTATAACGAGGATGAACCAATGAAGGATTTAGCCCCCGAACTTCGTCACTTATGTAAAGCCCGTGTTCTCGGATTGGGCTATGGATGTGGACCAAAGAAATTCGGCCAAGTGGCACAGGCTTTGACCGGTGGGAAATTAAAAATGACCGATTCTGAGAGCCGAAAACAGGTCAAAGATTTCCGCCAGCAGAATCCAAAAATTGTCGAGCTTTGGAAAAAGTGTGAAGACCACATCCGAGAGGAGGCAAGGCAGACTCCCGAGTGTGCAGTGATGCACATGAGATCCGGCAATGTGATCAGATATTTTAATGTAAAAGATAATGGCCGAGAATTAACCGGTCAGAAGGTAAGAGGGCAAGGGTCGATGAAATTATATGGGGGCTTACTTACCGAGAACCTAGTCCAGGCAACAGCGAGAGATATTATGGCGGATTCGCTCCTGAAGATTGAGGCCGCTGGACTCCCTGTTGTCCTCCATGTCCACGACTCGGTCACAGTCGAAGTTGCGGAGAATGAGGGACAGGCGGCACTCGATTTAATGATCAAACTACTAACCGAAGAACCTCTCTATTTGCCGGGACTACCCTTGGCGGCAGAGGGGGAGATTAAAACGCACTACTGATGCTAACCACTTTAGAGAGAGTCGAAATCGCTACTATTTGCCTTTTAGCCATGACTAAAGATGAAAGGAAAATGTTTATCGAAAGATATATCGATGAATTAACTCTCACTAAAATAGGTAAGATGCGAGGGGTTACTCATATGACCATATCCAATCGGATAGAAAAAGCCCGCATTAAAGCATTTAACGCTTACCAACTGATTGCCGTTTCAGATGGCATCGAAATCAAAGAAATCAAAAACCACTACTAAATATGGAAGAAATAAAAAAACTAATCAGCGACACTATTAATCCTTGGCTCAAGATTTTGCCGAAAGAAACCCATGAGGAGTTTGCCAAAAAGTTTGAGGTATTAATTAACGAGATGTTTAAGGCCAGACTTAGGCAATTAGCTGAAACATTATCCGACCAAAGCGAGGAGAGAGATTAAAAGGATTAAGGATGGGATGCCACAAAGCAATATCGTTTAAGCAGTGCGATGAGCCTAGTCGCTGGGTCAGAGTTAAAACCCATCCGTACTACTCGAAAGGGAGTGGCATTAGCCATAAGAAGCAATGCCTCCTTTGCGGGGCTTGCGGGGTGCTGACTGCGGATTATCCCCCGACTGGAGTTGAGGTTATCGATGAAGATAAGGCTAAAGAATATGAGAATCAAAAAAACATCGAACGACAGAATCAAATTCAGGAAGAGCTTAAAGCTCGGCAAGCCCGTAAGGAGGAAGAGCATTTACAGTGGAAGGATTCATATAACAGATATCTCAATTCGGAGGTTTGGAAGGATAAAAGAGGTTTAATTCTCCAACGAGATAAGAACATCTGCCAGTGCTGTCTCAAAAGACAAGCGACTGAAGTCCATCATATGACCTACGAATCTTATAATCAATCTCCAGGCAGTGAACCGGCATGGGAATTAGTATCCGTTTGCCGATCATGCCACGAAAGGCAACACGCATGAAATTCCTCGAAACCATCGGATTTATCGTCCTGTTCGTTTTAGCCACGCTGATGTTTTTCTACATCGTTTTTGCAGTAGTTTTAACACTAATCGAATCACTAATCTACACACTATGAAACCAAAAATAATCGGCCTATGCGGCCCCAAGGGCGTTGGTAAATCCACCTATGCCAAGACCATCGAGGGAGCGGTCATTCTATCCTTCGCCACTCCAATAAAAGAAATGCTGAAGATCATACTACCTGGTCAGAAGTATTTAAATTTTAAGGAAGAACCAATCCCCCAATTCCCAGCAGAATTAAATGCCCGAAGGCTTTTACAGTCTCTCGGCACAGAATGGGGAAGGGAAAAAGTTTATCCGAATGTATGGGTAGATATAGCCTATAAAATAGCACAGCCATACATCGGGAAGAAAACTATCGTATTTGATGACATCCGATTTCCAAACGAGGCATGGGCGATTAGAAGATGGGGGAATACCCATGAGGTTCTTACATCCCTAATCCATATCTCGAGGAAAGGATATGAACCTGATGAAAATGATACCCATGTGTCCGAGGCGGGACTTCCAAGCGGTATGATCGATGAATGGGTGTCGGTGGAGGATGGCAGATAATACCATCCAAAAGATGGCGGTGGATGCCAAGCTCAGGAATATGCTTCAGAAAGTCC